TTTTAGATATTTTCTTTGCTATGTAATATCTTCTGTTTCCGTTGTCTTCGTAATAGTATTTCATTATGATAAAATTTGATTTACAATAGTAGCAATAATTAATAATATAAATGCTACTTTAATTGTGTTAAACATTACTTCTTCTTTTTTAGGATTACGTCCTTGATTTGATCTATATTGTCTTTTTTTCATAGTATATCATTTTGATGTTTAAAATCTAAAATGTTTTTATATGATTCAACAACCCATTTTTTATGATGTGGTTCAAGTGTTGCATATTGTAATAAACATTTTAATGTTGATTCAACGTTATTAATTTTAAATTTGTCTTCTAATGTTATTTTATTTATTCCCATAATTAATTTGTTTTGTTTAATACAGTAAATATAAAACAATTATTTTAATTAACAAAATATTTAATAAGTTTTTTTTATTATTCTTCAAATTCCACAATATCACAATCTTTACAGTAGTAATAATCTTTATTGTCTTTACCTGAATATATAGTCATTGTCTGTTTACATTTTTTACATTCCATATCATTGTATATAATACTTTCCGCGGTTAGGATTTTGTAATTGATAACTAACGCTATATCGTACAGCATCAATCAAATGGTTATGCCTGTCGATAGGTGTGTTTGATTTTTTTTCTAACCAGGAATAGTTGTTTAGTTCTTTTATTAAATTTATACTTTGTTCGTCAATTATTAAATCGTAATCTTGTAATAATGATATACCATAGGTTATTGAGCCTTGTCCTTTGATTGATGGCACAATGTTACATCCCTTTGATTTTAATTCGGACAATAAACGAACCTCTGCTGAATCACCTACAATTAAATTATCAATTGCGTGTTTCATATTTAAACGTGCAATATCGGATGTTGTTAATTTTGGTAAATAAAAACATTCACGTAAATAAATTATTTTGTTTGTTGTATCAATGTTTGTTTCAACTAATGTGCTGGGATCATTGCTAAAGCCATAATCTTGACCGAATACGCTTATTCCAATTTTTTTAAATTTACCAATACTCCAATTTGTAAATATAACCCCTTCGGCTTTATTTAACCATCCTCCTAATATTTGATGTTTATATTTTTCTGGCCGACGGTTTTTAATATTTTCGATTTGGTTTATATATGATTGTGAAAGGTTTTCAATATTATCTAAATATGTTGTGTGTATATATGTAATATTATCCTTGCTTATATTTGCTGATTCCTGTATTCCTTTATCTTCGTAAAATCTTTTATATATCCAATGTTCTTTAGTTGTTGGATTTAAAATTAATATAACACGATTATGTTTGCCTTGTTGTCGTACCGATAAATCTATTTTATCAAATGTATCTTCATTTGTTAATTCTTCTGCTTCATCCAACACAAACGTTGTAACACCTTGTAGTGATTTAAGGTTCGCCGTTTGATCACCACTTGATGTTTTGATACCTTTGAATATTATTTTACTGCCTGAACGTTTATTACGAATCTCATCCTTTGTAATATAAAAATCATCAAATATATTTAATAATTCTAATTTTTCGATGAATTCAGGAATAATAGAAATATAGGTAGAAGATAAAGTATAACGAGTAAATAAAATAGTATGTCCAGCTTCATACGTTAATAATACCAACATTAAATTAACTGAAAATGATTTTCCAGATCCACGCCCACCTGTGACGATAAGGTATCTACAATCTGAATTAGCGATTGGAGAATACTTTTTATTTATTTCAATCACTTAAATTTAATTAGATCTCTGAAATTAACGTTGAATCCTTCTGATGATGTTATATCAACTGATTCTTTGGGTTTGCCATAACGATACCCAAAATATAAACTCATAGCCCTGCTATCACCTTTTAATACTTGTTTCCCGAGTGTTTTAATTACTTCATCATTATCAATTAATGAATCTAATTTTTCAATTAATTTTAATTCGTCTGCTTTTTTTGGACGTCCAGCCCCTTGTCTTACACCTCCATTATTTTTACGATTATCCATAATTGATATTTTATTGTTTAATCAATCTTTATTATATAACGTATTTTTTATTTAATTTTATTCACCTGCATATGCTGTTGTACAATCTTTGTATTTCCATTGAAAACCTTTTATTAATAATTCAATACGTGTAATTGCCTCACCTTCTAATTCTTTTGGTATTTGATTTATCAATTTATGCAGGTTATTACTGTTTGTAAATTTATTTAATTCTTCTTCTAAATATTTACATTTGTTTTCTAAATATGTGACACGGTCGATGTTTTTTATATCCATTGTTGTTTTAAATGAAATCATTTCTTCTATTTCTTTTAATTTTGGATTTGATCTTACATACATTTCATAATTATTAACTGACCATATTACTGTTGCGTGATTACGATTTAATCCCACGTGTTCAAAAAACCTTACAATATCGCTCCATTGCATTTGAAATTTATTTCTAAATATATAACAAGCCAGAGCTCGATATTCAACTACTTCTCTTTTACGTGATGTTTTTAATATATCGTATCCTGATAATTCAATAATTTTGTTTGCAATTTCTTCTTGCACTAACCATTTGTTAATTAATTTGTTTTTCATATCATTTATAATTTATACATAGCAATGGCCTTGTTGGTTTAACTCCTACGTAACGATCACCTGCTAGCCATTTATTAAGCTGATCGTGTTTATCAATATATAACATTTTTTGGTTTGTTAGGTCTAAATAATCCATAGGTTTTTTTTCTTTACCATTTGGTTTTTTAAATGGTGTAACAATAACATATGGATTTTGTAAATATTTATGTTCTTCAAATAAAAACGATTTACATATTCTGCCATAATTATCTTTTATATCTACCATTGATGCGTATTCACGAGCCTGATTTAATGTAAGTTTTTTTCCTTCAAATGTATAACTTTTTGAAATTGTTTTTATCTCGCCGGTTATGTTTACGCAATCATCTGCAAACACAAAGTCTTTATCACCTAAATATAATTTTTTGTGTCCATCAAATCCCTTTGATATGTTGCCATTGAAAAATAAATTGTATTGTCCCATTTAAAATAATGTTTGTTGGTTTATGTCTATTTGTTTACTGTTATCTTTTAATCGTAATTCTGCATTACCACTTGATTTTCTTATATACATTTTACAATACTGCGGGAACATACTATAAATTTGGTATATAGAATTATAAACATACTCTTTTGTTCTTATTGTCTGCAACCCTCCAGCTTCTTTATAATAATTAGACTTCACAGTCATATAATCTAATCTAACTAATTTTTTATTTTTTATATACTGCCTTATGCTATATTCATAATCTTCTCCGTGGTTTGTTACTCTTTCTAAAAAAGGATCGTGTTCTATAATTACTCCAAACATACTTGCAATAATATAACAAAGCTTTGTATAAATTCTGTTCTTCATAAAATAAGCATTACTTGCAGCATATATACCAAATGTTTTTGCACCTATTTGATCACAAGAATTAAACCCCTTATAAATAACATCATTTTCAAGATCATCTACATCAATTAACTTTGCACCTTTTTTACTCATAACTTTTTCAATATCATCATCAAACATCATTAGCCTTGTACCCTCTGCATAGTATTTTTCTATAAAGTTTCTTTGCTTTCCGATAGTAGGCACACCAACCACTATCTTATAATCTCCTTGTAAACTATCTTTATAAATCTTTTCTTCCTCCTTGTCTGCTACAAATATTGTTATTAAACTATTATCTATCTTATAATTAGATAACAATTTTAAAGTTTTATTTTTAATTGTTTCTGCTCTTTTATATGAAGGTATGGCAATTTTATAATCCATTATAATTTTAAATATCCGGTTTGTTCCATTTTTATTCGTTCTAACTCCTCGGTTGGACTACCACATTTATACATATATTCACGATAATACATTACAAAACTTATTCTCATCCAGTCATCACTTTTGTTTATTGTTTCTGTGTTACCGTGCCATTTATGTACATCAACAAACAATATGTCTGTATTTTGTAAATCAATTGCAATTCCATATTCTGGTAAACAAAAATAACTTCCTTCGTAATAACCCTCACGATATGATATTAAATTACCAAATCCTTCTTTGAAATCTCCCGTGTCTTTGTGTACGGCCGTCCTAAAGTTTTTATTAACCGTAACGGTTGTAAACGATGTATTACCGATTACATAATTTCTGTTTGTACCATCGGCAATTGCCTTTTGACGTGCGTAATGTTCAGGACATAATTCTTTATATTTTTGATCTACAAATTCAACAAATGGTATTCCTTGTTTAAATTCATCAAAATATTCTTTCGCAAATGCAGTTTTTCTACAAACAGCAACCGTACCAGATCCAGGCCTTGCATCCATAAAACCAACATTACCGCTTTCTACCTTTGGTGATATATCAAATTTACCAAGTGTACCATCCTTTCTAACCTGTTTAAAATATCCTCCTGCAGCAATACCACGCCCACCATTTAACGTTATAGATTTTTTAAATGATTCGTAACCATTTTTTAATACATCCATAGGTATTGCATTTTTTCTAAATCTAAATAATAAATTACCATATATGTCATATGCGTCACAATCTTTTTGTATTAATGTATGATAATTTTTATCGGTTAGAAATTTACCTTTTAATTTATCAGCATCTTTTTCTGATATAAAACGTTCTGCTACTATAATATCAATTTTTTTCATAATGTCTTTTTAATATTAATAATAAAAAATCACTTAAATTCCCTTTTTGTTGGAAATCATTATTGTATTCCTGTTTAATACCAATTTTACATAAACGTTTGAATTGTTTTAATTCATCTGTGCTAAAATATAAAATAGTGGTTGTTATTTCTGTTTCATCTAATGGGGAATCATCTACACCCCAATCATCCTCAAATAATTTCATAATGTACCAGTATAACAATATGAATCTAAATCAGCATTAAAAACAAAAAACTTTTCGTAAATATCTAATGCTTTTTCTACCTTTCGTTCACCTTCTAAATAAAATGTTTCGGAACAATCCCATATACCTATATCTAAACTATTTTTATCCATTACTAAAAATTTAAAATCTTTATAATCAACATTAAATAAATTGCAATACAAATAGCATTGAACATCATATCCATATTTATTAGCAGAAATAGGAAATCCTTTTATATTTGATGTGGTTTTTAAGTCAACAATTTTATTTATTCCAAGTATATCGGCCTTCCCACGAAAAGGATAACCCATAATCTCACTAATTGCTGGAACTTCAAATTTTGATTTTGATAATAAATTTAATGCGTTTTCATTTTTTAAAAATGCATCAGCTAATTTTTCTGCCTGATTTTTTTCAAACGTTGTAAACACACGTCCTAATTCTAATTTTGCATCCTTGAATTTTTTTGTGTTTTTACTTTGTACATCCACAAAATGTTGTGCATTAAATAAATCTGGTTCTAATATTGCAGTGTGAAACAACCAACCATCACGCAATGCTTGTGATTCTTGACCACCATATTTTTTTATATATGTATATGTTTTTGGACTTTCTAATAATAATTTTAATGATGACGACGATAATGCTAATTCGTCTAATTCACCATAATAAAAATTATCATCCTGCATTTTAGCAAGTAATTCTTTCTCGTCATATTGATTGTTATCTAATAATGTTATCATATAATTATTTATTATAAAATGATCTTGAGTTTTGCAATATAGAAAATTTTTGTTTTTGCGTACCTAATAATTTTCCACAAATTGGAACACACTCGGTGATTACGGTTGTACCGGCTTTAATAAGCTTTTTTAATTTTAAATCTGTAGTTTGTATTTTTGTTTGTCTACCAGCATAACCCATAATTTTTCTGTCAGGTTCTGATAATTTTACGCTACCGTATAATTTACCGTTTACGTAATAATCAATTGAATAAGATATAATTTTAAACATTTGTTATTTGTTTTTGTTTGTATAAATATACAATAAATTAACTTATAAACAAAATGTTTAATAAACTAATTTAAATTTATTTTTGTTGCGTCATTTTCTTTTAGCAAATAAACAGGTTTTAATAATCTTTTTTTAGTCCACATAGTAGTATCAGGACAATACATATCTTTAGGCTCACTTAACTTTAAATTATTTAACCAATATAAATAGTTTCCTTTAGGATCATTTACAAAATATAATTTCACTACTTCTTTATCCATTTTCATTAAAGCATCATATTTGTATTTTTCTAACATTTTTTCTTCATAATATTT